CCGTAACACCTCCGCCACCACCCGCTGCCCAAGCAACGCCAGAAGCTGCCGTCGAATCAGCAGTCAGAACATAGCCATTGGTACCAACTGGAAGTCTTACGCCATCCGTTCCGTCATAGGCGATAAGGTCGCCTTTGGTAGTCAATGGAGACAGCGCATCAAAGGCAGCCGTAGCAGTCGTCTGGCCCGTGCCGCCGTTGGCAATTGCCACCGTGCCAGTCACGTTGGACGCTGTGCCCGTGGTGTTCTGGTTCAAGGTCGGAATGTCCGCAGCCACGATGGCCCGGAAAGTTGGCGCACCAGAAGACCCGTTAGGAGCAGCCAAGACATAGTTTGCCGTCTTGCTAGCGTATGGATTCTGAGTGTCGCCATAGCCCGAGGCCAAACTGATCGCGGGCGTTGTGCCCCCGCTTGATGCCACAGGAGAAGTCCCCGTCACGCTCGTGACCGTACCTACATACTGATCGTTTGAGGTGATCGTAAAGTTGGGGTAGGTTCCCGTGATGCTGGTTGTCCCCGCCCCCGTCAACGCCACCGTCTGATCCGGTGCCGAGTTCGTGATGGTGAAGTTGGGGTAGGTGCCACTGGTGCTAATCCCAGTGCCTGCCGTCAGTGCTACTGTCTGATCTGGCGCAGTGTTGGTAATCGTAAAACTAGGATACGTCCCGCTCGTGCTAATACCTGTGCTTGCCGTCAGACTGACAGTTTGATCAGGAGCCGAGTTGGTGATCGTAAAGCTAGGGTATGTTCCGCTGGTGTTGATCCCCGTACCAGCAGTCAGGCTCACTGTCTGATCCGGAGCACTGTTCGTAATGACACCTGTTGCGCTGCTGTAGCTGATGCCCGTGCCAGCGCTAACAGAGGCCCGTGCCCGTGCATCGGTGTAGTAGAGGTTCGTGCCCTCGTTGATGTCGGTCGTCGTGAGACTAACAGCACCCGTCTGACCGTTGACCGAAGTCACGAGGTTCGACTGGTCAATTTTCTGCCAGACGGAACCGTTAAAGATCAGCCAGTCGCCGATCTGCCAGTCGGTGATGCCGTTCAGATTGGTCGAGCCCGCCGTGGATACGATGTAGTAGTGGCCGTTCGTGCCCACGCTAGAAGTGAGCGTCGGAGTGTTGGTCGATGCGTTCCAAGTGCCTTGGAAAGACAGCCCGCCAGCCACCGATGCCCACGAAACAGCCGTTCCGTTGGTCGTGAGGAACTTGCCCGCATTGCCCGTCTGGCTGGGGATGAGGTTGTTGATCTGGGTCTGGAGCGAGGCCAGCGCGTCAATCACCGTCTGGCTCGTACCACCACCGTTCGTGATGACCTTGATCTTCTCAGCGACATCAGGGGCAATCACCTCGCCCACGTTGATCGTGCGGCCCGAGGACAGGCTAATGATCAGCGAGCCGTCAAAGTCAATATGCGCGTCGGTGACCGATACACCATTCTCGCCATCGCGCCCGTCCTTACCATCTAGCCCATTAGCCCCTCGCGGACCAGTCGCACCAGGAGAGCCGTCCCGACCTGCGCGGCCATCCTTACCATTGGTGCCGTCGCGTCCATCCTGGCCATCCTTGATGCTGGCCACCCGCTTCTCAATGGCTTTGCCAGTCTCGTCATATCGAGACTTAATATCAGCCTCAATCTTCTTGAGTGCCTGCACCACCATCTGGACGTTCTCGCCAATGCGCTGCTTTTGCACCGCACGGGCGTTGCCCATCGTCGTCTTGATCGATTCGAGGATAGCCTTTTGCTGCTCCTCAGTCATCCCCTTGAGGATTAGCTGCTTGGCAAGGCTTTCAACGTCCATTGTTCAACTCCTTGGTCAACTGATCCAAGAAGTCGTCTTCCATCCCTGAAACCTTGTTTTGCTTCTCGGCCATCTGAAGCTCCACGATCTTGGACTTGTTCTTGATGTCCGCTTCCTTGAGCATCAATTCAGCAATCTTAACCCGCTTGCTAAACTCATCCGATTCGCCGCCAGCCGGTAGATTCTTCGTCGCCGAGGCCAGCACCTTGGCCTGCATCTCCTGGGGCATCAGCTGCGTCTCGGTCATCAGCTTGGCAGCTTCTGCCCGATTCTGCTCTGCCTGCGTCGTCTGCACCGCAATCTGAGCCTGCGCCGACTGCATTGCCAACTGCTGCTGCATCTGTTGGAGTTGCTGGGCCTCGGGATTGGGCTGGCTCATCTGGTCAAGCGCTGCGATCAACTCGTAGCGATTGCTCAAAGAGCTATTCGTCAGAATGCCCTTCAATATCAGCGGCAACACCGGCGTATTCGGCCCCAGCGTCTGCAAGAGACCAATAAACTGCTGCTGCTCGTACTCGCGGGCAATGATGCCCAGCGTGGCCGTCGGAATGAACTTCATATCCACCGACGGATACCGCTCAGGGTCGAACTGCATATAGCGGAACGCCGCCTTCTGGATAAACGGGATCAGGAAGTCTTCCTGGAAGTTCACCAGCGTGCGCTTGTACTTCTTGATGATCGAGGCCACAGCCATCGACATCCCGCCACCATCTCGCGCCCCCTGGCTAACCATCCCCTGGCTGTCGAGCGTGCCAGTCGATTGCAGCAGCATCCGCTCGAAGTCCTTGGCCGTGGCCAAGTTCGCACCATCCGTATTGCCGAACTTGAACGGGAACAGAATTTCGTTGGGGTTGCCGTTTGTGAGAATCGCCTTGCCGGGCTTGACCTCAAACTTCGCACCGCGAGGCAATCGCGTGGCATCCATCGCCATCATGGGTGCGGTGGTCAGCGCCAGCGAGTCCAGGTGACTACGCACCTCGGCATCGATGGCCTTCTGCATATTGTATGCTTTTTCCACCGTCCCCCGACCCAGCAGGCGGTTGGGAACCGTGTCATCTTGATAGGCCAGCACGGGCCTATCCTTCATCATGTACGGGTTCTCTTCAGCCTTGAGCAGCAGCCCCGTGTTGGCGATCACAACGATGGCTTCCACCATGTTGGAGTACTCATCGGCCACCGAATCATCAGGAAAAAGGTCTTCGACCTCGTTTTCTTCCGCTGCCTTCAAGTATTCCCGAGGCACCAGACCGTAGTACGTCAGCAAACGCACCTTGTCGTCTTGAAACTGCGTGACTTCCTGCGTGGGTTCGAGGTCAGTATCCTCGCCATCGGGCTGGATGTTGACCTTGCGGTAGATCCCGCGCTCCATACCCTCGACAATCTTGTGGATCGAGACATATTTCTCAATCGCCACACCCATGCACTCATCAATGCTTGTTCCGTTGGGGTCAAACAAGAAGTTTTTCGGGTTGACCGGCACAATCTTGACCGCCACCCGGTCTTTTTCCACCACACCAATGGCAGCTTGCCCCGGCTGGCCAGGAATCGGCTGCGTCGAGGGCTCGTAAATCTTCTCGGTCTTGACAATAATCTCGCCAATGCCCGTGCCGTAGATTTCAGCCATCAATTCAATCTGATCAATGGCTTTTCTGATCTTGTCCTGCTTGAAATCCTCCATCAGTTGAGCTTTGATGATCTCAACGTCCAGCGGATTGCCGTTCACATCCTTGATGTCGTCTTCAATATCAAAAAACTCGCCCTGACCGAAGATCGCTTCCATGATCTCCGCGTGGCGAGTCTCAACCGCTTGCTGCGTTGCGGGAGTGACAATCTTAGAGCGCTCCGAATCGCGCATCTTGTCCTCCGAGGCCCACTGGCCACGAAAAATCCGCTCGTATTCCAGATAAGCCGAGAGAAAGTTCGTGTCGCGCCAGTCACGCCACCGATCACAATGGTCGGTGACGAATGCCAGTAGCTCTTTGTCGCCTTCTGTGGGCTCGTAAAATTCCATATTCAACCTCTTAGGCGGTCGGGTTAAATACCCGAGATGACATCAAGCGGTTGCCACTCATCCTCTTCGTCTTGCTCAAAGTAAGATGTGACCGCCAATTGGTCTATATATGATAAAGCATCTGGCAGGTCGTCATGCACGCCCTGCGCCGGGAACATCAGCAACTGATCCGTGAAGGTAGCCCAGTCTTCTTCCCTGTTTAGCACGATTCTGCCATGTTCGAAGCGTCCTTGCAACGCCCAAATGATCCGATCTGTTTTCTTTCGGTTGCCGTGCGTCAAATCCGCAATATGGCCGTAAACCCCATTTTTTCGCATTAAGTCGCTCAAATACGGCAGCACCGCATTTTTCAGCGCTCCTCGCTCAATCCCAATCGACAGCGGCCGGTAGTCGCGCATCTTCATCAAAATCTTAGCCGCCGTCTCCCGAATATCCCAGCGCCCGTGCTCAATCTCCTTGACCCACCACTTCCCGTCATCCGTCACCTTCACCACCGCAATGGCCGACTCATCGAGCCGCTTCTTGGAATTAGCCGCCTGCTTGGCCACCTCCTCAAAACCCGCCAGATCAACTGCCACAAAGTAGCTCCCGTGCTGGGGCTCCTCGCCGTACTTGATCCATTCCTCTTTAAACACATCCGACCCGGCATTGTCAAAGCTCGCCAGGTATTCCTGCTTGAAGGCGAAGCTACTCAAGGTCTTTTTCGCGCTCTCGATCTCCGTGGGGTCAATCAGCGGGTTGTCTTTGGTCGTGAAGTGCCAGCTCTTCCAGTCCGAATCCGTCTCATTCTGCCCCAACTTATAGAGATCATGGAACCAATTCCTACCCTTTGGCGTTCCGATAAAGATCGCCCGACCCTTTTTGTCAGAAAGCGAGGCCCGAATCACCTGCTCCCAAGCCTCCGGCTTGATGTCCGCCACCTCGTCGAGCACCGCATACGTCAGGCTCACCCCCCGCAGCGTATCGGGCCGGTCAGCCCCGCGCACATAAATCTTCGCACCATTGATCATGGTGATGTCCATCTGATTGATGTGACTGTTGGCGATCACCTCCCGCCCAATCTCCATCAACACATCCCAAATAATCTGCCGCGCCTGCCCGTTGGTGGGAGCCACATACAACACCGCACTGCCCGGTGGGCACTTGAGCGCCTCAATGATCAACGTCGTAGCGGCGAGCCTGGACTTGCCGCACCGGCGTCCAGCAGCCACCACCTTAAAGCGCGTCGGGTCTTTGAAAACCTCTTGCTGCCAGGGTAGAAGCGAGAAATTGAGGTCAGAC